CTGATATATTAGGGTCATCTCCGTTATTATAATCATCAACATGTGGCCCCATAGATTTTCCAGTAGAATATTTACTTATAGACAATGGCATTAGGCTACCTATATTTATTGAATAATATTTTGAATAATCTTCTGACGAGTCGACTATTGCTTTTTTAAGAATATAGTTTATTTTTTGTATATCCTGGTCTGTATCGTATTCGACAGAGCTACTAAATCTTTTTTGATATCCAAAAACATACTCTTCGTCCCCGCTTGCAATCCATTCTTGCCATACAGGAATACTTGTATTATTATTTAAATTTTTATCTGATGCCTCTATTAAATCAATTAAAGATTCTGGATTTTTTATAACATTTTTGTAGTAAGATATTTTATCAAATCTTTCTACATTAAGCATATTTGTTTCCTTTTAGCCATTCTTCTTTTTGAATTGCTTGTTGCCTTCTTACTTCTTTTTCTTCTTCTTCCCATCGATCTAATGTTTCTTGATCATAAACTGAATCTGCGTAGTCCCAGAATGAAACCATGGTGTATCTTGTACCTTTAGTTATTTCTGATACTCCGTGAATATTTTCATAACCACCAGGAAAAACATAATAAGAATAAACATTTGGTTTAAACGATAAATACGTTTCCATATTATTATCTTTATCACAAAAGTATAGTTCTCCGCCCTCATAGTCGTCATTAAGATACAATATTCCTACATATTTATTTATTTCAAAAGCATTTGGTTTTCCATCATTATCTGAATTATCTGAGTGCGGGCTTGCAAATCCTCCAATGTCCCATTTTTGTGCATGAGATGTATTTGCCCTAACTTCTCTTTCAAATACTGTTTGAACTGCTTCTTGATATTTATCTTTTAATTTATCAAAAAATCCTTCTGGGAGATCAAATTTTTTCATTGTTTCTGCATCTGTTTTAATTCCTTTTCCAGATGATCCATAAAATGCAATATCTCCCCAGTCAACATCACAATTTTCAAAAAAGTTTATCATTTTTGGAACAATTTGAGGATCTATAAAATTAGGAATTTCTACTATTGTATTTACTTTAACACCAAGGACTCCCATTTTATCAACAGGAACTTCTTCGTTTTGCAAATAAATAAAATTAGATTTATCTATATGTTCTATAATTCCATTTTTCATTCTTTTTCCTCTTTTGCTTTAATCTCTAAATTTTCTTCTTTTTGTATTTTTTTTAATTTATGTGTACCATCGCAATATGGATACGCATTAGACCTTCCACAAGTACATTGTTTCATAAATATTTACCATTATCTTTTCCCATAAATCTATTTACAGATTCTGAATCTATTTGATTATCAAAAGCTTCTTCTTTTATTCTTTCTTTTTCCATCTGTGCCCATAAGTCTTTTCCATATTTTTTTTGATTATCTAGCCATTCTTTTGAACCTTCATATTTATATTGCCAAAAAGATCTTATCATATATCTATCGTTTCCAAAAGCTTTTTTAACTCCGTGGTAGTACGGTGGTCTTGAAGGGAAAACAATTACGTCTCCCTTTTTTGGTTTATAAGAAATAAACTCATCATTAATCTTAAAACAAATTTCGCCATCTTCATAGTCATCGTTAAGGTAAAAAGTAGTAGTTATGCCAAATTTATTACCTGGGACCTCTTTTTCTGCTTGTACGAAATCTGTATGGTAATTCATAAAATAATTTTTAGATACGCCTTCACCATTTTTAATATATTTATTAATTGAAGCTGATTGTTTATAGTAATTTGGTAAAGAGGTTTCTGGGTACATTTTTAGAAAATGACTGGTTACATCATAAAAAATTTCTCCCACCTCTATAGATAATGTTTTTTTAATTTGTTTTTCAAACTCATTTTCATTAATTTCCCAATCTCTTGAATTTATAAATTCATTTCTTGTTGGAAAATTATCAAATTCTAAAACTTTTTCTGCTAATGCAGTCATTTCCCCAAATGTATACCATGAATCCCAACTAGTTAATTTTTTTGATTTTTCTAAAAAACTATCAACATCATTAAAAACATTTTTATAAACATTTATTTTAGGATATATAGAGATAAACTCTATCTCTTTGCTCATAGTTGTTTTTCTCCAGTGTGCTTTAATATTGTCCAAAAAAATGGGATTACATATCTAATGCCACTTGTAATTTCAGTAACACCATGAATATAATTCATATCTCCAGGAAAAAAATATGCTGCTCCTGGTTTTGGTTTAAATTGTATGTTATGCTGTGGAAAATATAGTTCCCCTCCCTCATAATCATCATTTAAATAAAATAATCCAGATAAGTCATAGTACGGAAAATCATTTGGTTTTCCTGCGTCTAATCCCTCATGAAGTTCTTTATCAGCATGAGGGAGTTGTTTATATCCTGGCATCCACCTTACTATTGCTGGGCTGGTGGGAAACGCATCGACTTTAAAAAAGTTATCTACTTCAATTTTTAATCTATCAACCATTCTTCCAATAACATTTGAAATTTCTGGGTCCGCTTTATCTAAAATAGGTCTAGACGCTACCCTATTATCCCAATAAGATGAATCATAAATAATTGTTCCATTTTCATTATAGTGTGTTTGTGTGACGTCCCACTCTGATATATTTCTTGCACAATTAGATAGGAATTCTAACTCTTCTGGTGTCATAAAATTTTCTCTTGCTTGAATCATATCTGGAGAAGATCCAAAAAATCCAGATGGTGTTATAGAAATCCTATTGTTATAATTTTTTGTATCATTAGCTAATTCTCTATCCATATATTTATTATACCATCCTATTCATAGTTTCTTTTAGACCAAACTTCATTTTTATAAACTCCACCATCTTTTACTCTATATTTATCGCTGTTATTTTGATTTTTTTTATATAGACTATTTGGATTTTCTATAAAAACTTCTGAGTGCCAATCTTCTCTTTTAAATGGAATTATTTGTGCATAAGGTGTTCCTGCTGGAATCACGCCTTCAAATCCTTTTATAATAAAAAAGGGCATTGTACCTGGTAAATTTATTTTATCATTATCTACAATTCCTGCAGACATAAGAAATGGCAAGTCAAATCTATTAAATGGGGTTGTATATAATGCACTATATCCTTCTGGAAGTTCTATTGCCCAGTCTGGATACCATGCAAAATGTTCTTTATAATATCCCTGCGGATGAACAAATTGCGGCATTGGTTGTCTTTCAGAACAAAAGTCTTTATATTTTTCTTCTTTAATTTCTACTGACATTTTATTATTTTTTAAATAAAATTTAACATCGCATGGAGTTTTTAAAACATATCCTGTTCCAAGAATATCAAATATTGCTGGACACGCTTTCCAGGTTGGTATTTTGCCTCCGTCTGGACCTTTCCAGTAATCTTTTGTTAATGGATTTATTGCAAATCTATCTGCTTTCCTAAACCATTCTGGTATTTCTTTAATTGATGGGGAGGGTTTTGATATACTATCTTTGTTTAGCCATGGTCTATTAGAAACAAATTTAATTTTATTATTCATTATTTTTATCCAAGGTATTATCTATTACTTTTAGTTTTAATGATTTAACTTCGTGTGATCCAACTGAATTTTTATTTTCATCTACAGCATCTCTATACCAGTCTGTCCACTGCCCAGATTTGTTTATTTCTTGAGCAGCATCTCCATAACTTTTTTGTTTTTGAGCATATTCTGGATTGTGTATAAAATTTTCTATTTCTATAAACTCATCCTTTAATTTAGTTAATGAAATTGGAATAATTGTTGCTATTGGAGTGCCAGCTTTTATTATAATTTCTTTATTTGCAGTTTTTGCTTTTATTGCTAATGGTAATTCGTTTGGATAAAATGATGTACTAATTAATGAAGCCATTACTTCAAAGTCTTCATAAAAGTAATTTAAACAATTTATAGTTAATAAACTGACGTCTTGTTTTGATTTAAATATTAAACCAGTCATAAGACTAACTGTTCCTTGTCCTCTACCAGTATATCCGTATTGCTCTCCAGACAATATTTTAACAGTATCTGGTGTTGTATCTGTTATTCCATTCCATATAAATTTTAAATCAACTGGACAAGAGAGTGTCCAGCCAATTGAATTTGCCATAGTGACAGGAAAACAATGATAAGCATGTTTATCAGGTGTGTTTTCCATCCAATCTCTTTTTATAGAAAGAGGCTCTATAATAAATGAGTCTGGATTAGTCTTGTACGCTTTTAGTATTGACACTAGTTGCCAGTATCTTGATACATTTCCTGAGTATGGAATTTAGCACTATAATCTAACATTGTAACCAAAGAATATTTAGTTCCTGATTTAACTACTTTAGCTTGATGAGGATACATATATGTAGATGGGAATATGTATAAATCTCCTGTTTTTGGCTTAATATTTAAATTTTGTAATCTAAAATATAACTCTCCACCTTCATAGTCGTCATTTAAATACCCTACCAATGAAACTGTACAGTTATAGGAGAACCCATGATCATGATGTTCCATAAAGTGATGACCAGGCACATATTTAATAAAATTAAAAGCTTCCCAGTATTGCAGTTTATGTATATTATGTTTTTTACAATAATCTTGAACTGCTGGTGCTTGTTTGTCGTAGCAGTCTTGCCATATTTGCTGTAAGGATAAAGAAACTTCTGATTTGTCTTGCTCTATGTCTGTTTTTTTAAATTTAAAATCAACGCATTCTCTATACTCTGGCATTCTTTCTTGATATCCAACATATGCTGGTTGCCAGGTGTAATTTGGAGACTTGCCATCTAGTTCTTTTTCTAATCTTTCAATTAAATTTAAATCTTTTGTTAAAACATCTCTGTACACCCAAATTCCAGAACCTAAATCTTCTGCGCTAGACCATGTCTGAGTATTTGTCATTTGTTCTCCTTATGTCCTAATAGATTAATATCCATCATAACTACAACTGAATACTTATCCCCAGAAATCATTGGTTCTGAAGAGTGTTCATATATATAGTTTGATGGGAATATCACTACATCACCACGTTTTGGTTTGTATACTAATTTGTCTAATCTTGGAAATGCTATTTCTCCGCCTTCGTAGTTATCGTTTAAATAAATTACAGCAGATACTGTACAATTATAATGCGGTCCATGATCTGCATGAACTCTAAAGTGTTGTCCTGGGCTTGTGTATTTTACAAAGTTGAATGCTTCATAATATATTACATTAATTCCCCAGTATTGACAATAATCATCTATACATTTTTTTAATACATCATATATTGATTTATGCATATCTAAAAGTTCTGCATTGTTTTCATTTCTTTGTCCAAGGTTTTCTGGCTTGAATTTAAAATCAACACAGTCTCTTGCAGATTTTACTGGCTTGTCGGAAGTTGTAACTTGTGCCTCTGACCATTTATAAAGTGATCCGTTAGTTAATTTATCTTCTAATGTTTTAATTGATGTTTCACAAACATCGCTTGTAATAGCTGATTGATAAATATTTAATCCAATTCCTGGATTTAAAACTTTAATATTTCCAAAAGATCTTTCTACTCTAAAAGAAGTTGATTCCGACCTATCTTTTGTAAACCAAGGATTGCTGTCTATATCATAAATATCTGACATTTTATTCTTTCTGCTAGAAATATATTATATATAATTATATATATATTGTCAAGATTATTAGGGCCTTTTGGGCCCTAATAATTATTTTACTATTTATTGTGAGTTAATATATTACCAGCAAAATACCAGTTATATGAATCACAACTAAATGTGTATACATCTTTTGGTGAATCTAAAGTTACTTTATTTACCTTTGTAACCTCTATTTCTGATATCACCTCTGGCATAGACAGTGTTTCTTTTAGAGACTCTAGATTAATTTTTATTAAAGAATCTCCTTCTTGCACTGTGCCTGCTTCTACTACACGATATTCATTATTTCGCTTTACGAATATTGGGTGAGTTTCAGTAAATTGAGCTGTTACGTCATCGTTAAAGTAAACTCTATCTACTTTATCTGAGGCTATTATATTTGTCACTTCAGTGTGTACAAGATTTCCTATTTGCAAATCATTGACATTTATTTGAAGTGGTGCAAAGTTAGACTCTTCAGAGATTGCTTTAGCGTCTACTGTTAGCAACTTGTCACCCATCTTAATATCTCTAGCAGGTTTTAATCCTTCGCTTGTTAATATTAAAGTGTCTCCATCTACGCATCTGACGAAGTAAGGTCCAAATGCTGGTGGGAAGAACGGTCCAAATCTTGGTGGGAAGAACGGTGGGAAGAACGGGAAGAATGGGAAAAACGGTGGGAAGTACGGGAAGAACGGTGGGAAGTACGGGAAGAACGGTGGGAAGAACGGGAAGAATGGGAAAAACGGTGGGAAGTACGGGAAGAACGGTGGGAAGTACGGGAA